GTCAGTCGACTGAATGTACAACCCTCAGGCCATATGCCAATTCAGCGGGTAGCAGGGAATACCCGACTGACATTCATTTCATGCATAGTGCACCATCACAAAGTGGTGGGCTTCCCTCACTGCATCAAACAAGGTGTCGTGGATAACATCGATGGTCCGGGGGGTGAACCAGTTGATCACCTCCGGGTGATGGCCGAAGGCCCCTCTGGGTGACCCTCGGAAATAGATGCCACTAGTCCTAGGCTTGTGAGGTAGGATCCTAAATGGAGTGCTGTATGCTTGTGTCATGGTATTTAAAATTCTTTTCCCAGGGCTTTTGATGGTTGTAGTCCCGGTTTTACGAGACAACCTTCCGCGCCTCTGCGACAGTGGGACCCAAGGGTACGCCCAACACAACAACATGAATTACGACGATTTACAACGAGTTTATGGAGGGGCCGGCCAACAGGCTGGTTTCCTAGCTGAGATGGGAGGGTTGGTCAATCCCCTGTTGCAAGTGATTCCCGCCACTTGCACAGGATGTGCTCGGGTAGGTAGGCTTACCTACAATGCGATTAGAGGTATTTTTCTGAGACGCAGAGCCATCAAACAGGCGTGCAAGGAGGATTTGGTGGCACTCAATTCTAGTGACACCTACCGAGTTCCGCTTGAAGTGGTGCCTGGGTCTAGTACGGTGGCTGAGCGAGGGGGACTGAAACCCTCCCAGCACCTAACGGAGAGGGAAATGTTGTTGAGGGTCCAGCACAGAAGCTTCGTGGCGAAGTGGGCCAGGGCAGCGAAGGGGCGGTTTCATTTTGCTACCATGTGTGAGGACAATGCCGTTAATAGGGCAGCGTTACACAGGTGGTTTCTCGCCCAGTGGAGGGAGAACGGGATGAATTTGGTTCAGGTGGACCAATACATGCTGGAAGCCATTGAAATGGCCTTAGAGCCAACTGACACATATCATCAGGTCATGACGAAGCGGCAGATGAAGCGGTTTGCTCGAATGGAGTATTATAACGAGCGAAGGGCCCTGCAAATTATGAAATAGGGCCGTCTAGTCAAGGTAGGTGGGTATGATTCCATCCCCAGATTTGATCCACCTAATGTAAGGTGCCTTGATTTAGACACAGATAAGGGGCGTAGATCAGAACGATATCTGATCATGGATAGAGGTATACCTTCCGCTGGGTTGTGTTTTACCCATAACAACTCGGTTGCCAATCTCCTTCGAGGGTTGGGAGAGAGGTTGATGTGCGTCCCTGTTGAACTCGACGGGACTACCGTATATCGATCCCCCCCCCACCCGGTCAGAGGGATATTTGCGGCCAACAGCGTTATGGGGCTCTACGCTAGGGAGGTGCTGAGGCGGATGCCTTCGTTTAGTGCCCCAATAGAGCGAGATGAATTCGTCATGCTCTATGATGGGAGTAAGCGCAAGAGGTATGAGGCAGCAGCACGTGGTCTAGTGGATAGAGAGCTCGAGGCAAAGGATTGGTGGATAAATGTGTTCATTAAAGATGAAACAATTTGTTCATGGACTAAGGTGGATCCGGCGCCCCGCATAATTTCCCCCAGATCACCAGAGTATTGTCTGGAATTGGGAAGGTTCATCAAGCCCATCGAACATCTGCTATATAAAGCAGTCGCACGAGTGTGGGGAGACACTACCATCGCAAAGGGACTCAATTTTAATCAACGAGGCCAGTTAATTAAGGAGAAATGGGAGTCATTCAATAGGCCTGTGGCGGTCGGTTTGGATGCCAGCAGGTTTGACCAACATGTGAGTGTCGATGCTCTACAGTGGGAGCATAACATCTACAAGGGGTGCTATCGCAATGCCAAGGGTAAGAAATACCTGAACTTTCTGCTGTCAAAGCAGTTGGTAAATGAGGGTGTGGCTTATCTGGAGGGCAAGAGCATCTCATACAGGAAGGAAGGAGCAAGGATGAGTGGTGATATGAATACCGCTTTAGGAAATTGCTTGATCATGACTGGGCTTGTCTGGACATATCTCAAAGACAAGGAGATAGAGGGTAAGTTGATTAATG